ACACACAATTTACAAAACGATTTTCAAAGATTAGTAAAAGAAGTAAGATGTAAAAAGAAAACACATTTTGAATGTTGCTTTCCGTTCTTATATGTATATCCAGAGATAAAAGAGAAGGCAGTAATAAGTGGATGGGCAGCAGATGGTTACTATGGTATAAGTAAGAAAGCTATTTTACATTATACTAAAGGTAAAACAAAACAAAAATTTGATGAGTTTAGAGATAATTATTTTGACTATTATAATCAAGCTGGTTATCTATGGCACGAAAGAATAGCTAGAAATAATAATAAACAATTAATTACACCTTATTTGGCATTTAGTATTAGGGATTATTTCTATAATAAAGATTGGTACGAATTGAATGAGCCATTTCAAAAGCACAATGTTGTCAATTCATTTGAAGAATTTAAGAAGTTTAAATTTAAGAAACATATAAACTTACAATTAGGTGCTGGTATTGATAAATTATTTGAAACACTATTAGATAATAGAAAAGTTAATTTTAAAAATAGAAAAAGAGTTATGGACATTTGTAGAGATTGGTCTACACAATTTGAAAGTTTAGGAGTATTACCAGTATGAAAAAGAAAAAAAATAGAGAAAAAATCTACGAAAGAAATCCTAATACAGGAGTTATTCGTTGGAGGTATGTTGATGAATCGCCAGACAAATTTGGATGGCCTAATTATGGAAGGATACTAAATGACAAAAAAAGAAGTAGAAAAACAAATTAAAGTATTGAAAGATACTATTAGTTGGTTTAAAAAACAAGTTGAGCCAAGTGATTGTGGTTGGATGTACACTACCATTGATGGTTTAAAACATAGAATAAAAGTTTTAAAAGATGAATTGAAAGGTAAAAAGCCTAAGCATTGGGCTAATTATTTGTAATGTTAGATTTAGAACACGGATTGCTTTTAGGATTTATAGGATGTACAGTAACCGTTGTTGGTTTCTTTATTGCATTTTTAGTAATAAACAAAATCAAAAGGGAAGAGATAGAAAATGAGCTTAGAAAAAGAGAAGCAAAGAAGAACCCATATTATTTTGGGGACGATACAGTCTAAAAAGAAAATGACTCGTAAGGTGGATACTTATGAGTATGAGTCTTTGGCAGAGTGTATTAGAAGTGACCAAGTACCTGCAAGTGAGATTGCAGAGATATTTACAGATAAAATATTTTACAAATGGTATAAAAAGAAATACTTATGATATTAGTTGACTTAAACCAAGTTTTAATTTCAAACCTTATGGCTCAAACTAGAGGTAAGGCTGAAGAAATGCCTGACAAAGATGTAATTAGACATATGGTAATTAATTCTATTAGAGGTTACAAGTTAAAGTTTGGAGAACAATACGGAGACATAATATTATGTGCAGATGCAAGTAATACCTGGAGGCGAAGCATATTTCCAAATTACAAATATGCTAGAAAGAAAAATAGAGAAGACTCTGCAACCAATTGGTTATCCATATTTGAAGTTATTAATGATATAAGAGTTGAGATACAAGAAAACTTTCCGTATATGGTGTTACACATAGATACAGCAGAAGCAGATGATATTATAGGCACATTGGTAAGAGAACTTGCACCTAAAGAGAAAAATATTCTAATTGTATCTGGTGATAAAGACTTCATACAGTTACAGAAGTATGCAAATGTAAAACAATATGCACCTATACAAAAGAAATTTATAGAAGATGCAAATCCAAAAAGATTTTTACACGAACAGATCATCAAAGGTGATAGATCAGATGGTGTACCAAACATATTAAGTAATGATGATGTGTTTGTGGTAGGTGAGAAACAAAGACCTATCAATAAAAAGAGATTAGAGGAGTGGGCAAATGTAGATAATATTCCATTAGGGTCAGAAACCAAGAAGTTTTATCAAAGAAATAAGACATTAATTGACTTGGAACAAATACCTGAACCTCTAGTAAATACTATTATAAATAGATATATGAGTTATAAAGTGAACAATAGGTCCAAACTATTGCCATACTTTATGAAACATAAACTTAAAGCGTTAATGACTAACATTAATGATTTTTAATATTGCAATATTTGGAGTGAATTATGGCAGAAGAAAAACAACTTACCGAAAATAGACATCCTCAGCTTATGAGTAAAAAGGCGATGGCGGCTGTTAGTAGAACATCTGGCTCATCAAGGCCTTTAGTGCACGAATTATTTACAAAAATTAATAATGCTAAAGACAAAGCAAAGAAGATTGCTGTTTTGAGAGAAAACGATAGTCAATCTTTGAGACAGTTATGTAAGGCAGGTTTTGATCCTAGGATTAAATTTGATTTACCCGCAGGTGACCCACCTTATATGGAAAATGAGGCGCCAGCTGGTACAGAACATACATCTTTATTCAACGAAGCAAAGAGATTATATGTTTATATTGTCGGTGGTAACAACCAAGTTAACAGAGTTAGAAAAGAAACATTGTTTATTCAATTACTAGAGGGTCTACATAAAGACGATGCTAAGGTTCTGTTAAACATCAAAAACAAAAGTCTAAACAAAGCTTTTAAAGGATTAACCGAATCGGTAGTCAAAGAAGCGTTTAATTGGACGGATGAATTTGTGAAAAGATAGATTTTTAGGGGGTTTTCTTATAAAATCCCCTTACGCCCTCCCTAAAAAGTCAATAAAATCAATGACTTTTTGACCAATTTTTTATTTGACATTGACCAATAATCCTTATATACTAAATATATAAACGAGGAGGATATATTATGAAGAAGTTGATTATATTATTAGCCATATTGTGGTGGGGTTTGAGCTCCATTGCCAATTCAGTTAAGGCTGATGAATACAATAAGGCAGTAGTTGCTAATGTAATAACCAATACTATACAAGGCAACAACGTAGATATTAGTAAGTTAATGGAGCAAGAACTACAAAAACTTGCACATCAATTTACAATTGAGTCATTAGTTATTTTACAGAAGTACCTTCCTACAATATTAGAAGGTGTTGCTGCTGAATTAAGAATGAAAGCTGACAAAGAGTTAAAGTGTGAACTCTTAAAAGACAGCGAAATCAAAGACGATTGTTAATTTATTATGCACGAATTTGGTGACATAACATTGTGGGAGTATATTATCTACACATCACTCGTAATGGGTTATATGTGGTTAAAAGGTTATCTATAATGCAAAACAAAAAACAAAAACTATCAGTCATAAAGAAACGACTCAACACAGTATTGAGTAGTAGAGAAAAATATTATACAAATTTTAAAGACATTAAAAAGTATTTCAAACTAATTAATGACACAATCTTTGAAGGTCAACTCTCACCATTTAATCAAATAGAAATTAAACAGATAAGAGATAGAAAAAGATATTGTTACGGATTAGTAGAAGTATTAGAATGGAAAAGAAAAGGGACAAGGGTGTATAGACTACAAATGCAACCAGTCTATAAAAGTAAAAAAGATTTTGTGGACACACTAGGACACGAAATGGTACATCTGTATCAAATGGCTAATAAAGGTGATAGTGGCAATCACAATAAATTGTTTTATAGCTTTGAACCAAAGTTAAAATCAATCGGACTACGACTTTAAATTAAATAGAAAGATTATATTATGAAGAAGGTGAGAGTAAAAAAGTTTAAGGACGCATATCTTAAAAAACCAATAGAAGAATCATTAGAAAAGTTAGAGCAGTTTTTAGAGAAACCTAAAGGCGAACTAGTTTACTATTCTGGTAATCTACAAGAAGATATTTTAAGTAACTATAATAAGAAACAATCAACAAAGTTATTTAAGAGAATGAGTAAATACAGAGAGAATGAACAATTAATATTCTGTCAAAAGAAAATAGATACACTACACGGTTACTATGATTATATTGTGAGGAAAACGTGAGATTATTAAAAAAACATATTGATATATTAAAAGGGTTAGTTAAGGGTAAAGGTATTTACAAAACAAAACTAATACCAAAAGATAAATCAATTAAAGAAATGGAAACTGTAGTTGAGATGTATCTAAAAGGTATCGTTACCTTTAATAACATTACCGAGTTAGAGTTTACTGGACCAACAAAAGAACCTCTGTACAAAGCTTTAAAAATACAAACTAAATTTGATACTAAACAATTAAAATCTTTTATCAAAAAAGGTATGTATGAATCATAAGATTTGGGAAATAAAAAATATACTAAATGATAATGAAAAAGAACATATAGAAAAATATATATTGTCAAATGATTTTCCTTGGTACTTTCAACCAGTATCTACAACAGAGAAGTTTTTATTTTTTAGTCATATGTTAATGCCTAGAGCTGATGATCCTATGGTAACAGATTTTAAAAAATCAGATGAGTTTTCATTTTTTGAAAATATATTATTAAGAGCTTGTGATGCAGTTAATCTAAAAATAAAAACAATGATGAGAGGTTGTTTAAATTTAAATGTTAATTGTTTTGATTATAAACACGGCGACCCACACATTGATTTTAAAATGCCACATAAACTAGGTATAATATATTTAAATGATTGTGAAGGTGATACACATATATTTAAACAAACTTATAAAGACACAGATTTTAAAAACTCTACAATGTCAATAGACGAACATATAAAAAATCCATTAGATTTATTTAAGACAATCAAACCAGAAAAATATAAAGTATTAATATTTGATGGTAAACATTATCACGCTACAAGTTATCCAGCTAAAAATGATAGACGGGTGATTGCAGTGTTTAACTTTCAAACGGAGGATGATTATGGTGAAACAAGCGATAAAAAATAACGTAGTAAAAAAAGTATTAACAGGTATAATGGTGATATTCTTTATGTTTATCATAGGAACATTTTTTCCTAATCCATATACAAAACACTTGATAAAGAAAGATATAGAAAGTTTTTACACACATTGGGCAAATGCATTAGGTTTACAAGAACCATCTTTTGAATATACAAATGATATACAATTTGTTGCTGCTGTTCGTAAGTGTGTTGATTGGGTAAACTTTGAAACACCAAGATTTGAAAGAGTACCAATAGAAATGATTGTTGCTCAAGCAGCATTAGAGTCAGGTTGGGGTACAAGTAGATTTGCTTTAAAAGCAAACAATCTATTTGGTATAAGAACATATGATAAGAAAATACCACATTTATTAATTGAGGGTAGAACTAAATGGAAAGGTTGGGGTGTTAGAAAGTTTGATACAAAATGTCAATCGGTAAAGTTTTTTATAGAACTATTAAACAATCATCCAGCATACGAAGAATTTAGAAATGAAAGAACAAAAATGTTGGTAACAGGACAGTCATTAGATGCTAAGATATTAATTAAGACTTTAAAGGCATATTCTACTACAAAAGATTATGCTGAAAGAGTAAATTGGATAGTTGATGCTATTAGAAAACAAGAAGATAAAGCAAGTGTTATAGATATAAATACTAAAGAGGATTCAAAGGTCGCACCGAAGAACAAACCAAAGGAATAGATGTTTTTAACAATACTAACTTTTTTATCAGCTATTGCTATCTCATTAATAGCAGCTGGTTATTCTATACTTGGATTGGCAACATTGTTTGCTGGTGCCGCAGTGCCAATTATTGCTATGGGTTCTGCACTAGAGATAGGTAAATTAGTGGCGGCATCTTGGTTATATCATAACTGGCGCTCAGAAATACCTAGAGCATTAAAAGCATATCTATTTTCAGCAATCATAATATTAATATTCATAACATCAATAGGTATCTTTGGTTTCTTATCAAAGGCACACCTAGATCAAGTCAAACCTACAGCAGGTAATATAGAACAAATAGCATTAATTGATAAAAAGATTAAACAAGAAGAAGCAATTATTACAAGAGCAGAAAGAACGCTTGACCAATTAGATAAAGCACTTGATGTTTACATTAGTAAAGAATATGTTAGTAGGGGACTAAAAGAGCGTAAGAAACAAAAAGAAGAACGAGAGTTGTTGAATAAATCAATAGACGAAGCAATGGAAAAAATAGCAGATTTGAACAATTCCAAATCGTCAATAACCATAGAACAATTAAAATTAGAAGCGGATGTGGGTCCATTGAAGTACGTTGCTGAGTTGATTTATGGTGATAATGCACAAGATCATTTTGATTCTGCCGTTCGTATAATCATATTAATACTTATATTCGTATTTGACCCATTAGCTGTACTACTACTAATTGCTGCTAATATATCATTAAGACAATGGCGTATGAGTAGAGAAGATGTAAAATCAAAGAAAAAAGATAACTTGAATACAAGAATAAAAAACTTGGTAAAAAAGAACGATAAGTATAAAAAGAAACAAGCTGTGATATTAAAAGCATTATTTGGTAGTAATGCATCACCAAAAGATTTAGAAAAAATGAACCCTGATGAGATAAAAATTAAAATGAATCAAATAATGGATATGAATAAGGATTGACAAATTGATTAGATTTGTTATAATATAGTATGAAAAGTATAAAATCATTTTTAGTAGTAGGTGGTGGCAGTGCTGGATGGATGACAGCTGCTACACTTAAACACGAATTTCCCGACAAAGAAGTAACATTAATAGAGTCACCTAACATAGCTACTGTGGGTGTAGGTGAAAGTACAGTAGGTGGTATTAAACAATGGACAAACTATTTGGGAATAGATGATAAAGATTTTATGAAACACACCAATGGTAGTTACAAATTAAGTATAAAATTTACAGACTTTTACACAAAAGGTGACGGAGGTTTTCATTATCCATTTGGTCAACCATTTGTAACAGAAAACAAAGCAGTATTAAACGATTGGTATTATAAAAAATATTTTTATCCTGATACACCTAGATCAGATTATGCAGAAAGTCATTATCCACAAATGGCTATGGTCAATTCAGGTAAACTATTTTATCCAAACAATGAATTTGATAAGTTTCCGTTTGATTTTGATAGACACACTGCATATCATTTTGATGCTACAATGTTTGCTATTTGGTTAAGAGATAACTATTGTATTCCTAGAGGTGTAAAACATATTAAAGAAGATATAAAAACTGTAGAGCAAGATGAGAATGGTGTTAAATCATTAAACAATACACACACAGCAGATATGTATATTGATTGTACAGGTTTCAAGTCATTACTATTAGGTGAAACACTAAAAGAAGAATTTACATCTTACAGCGATATGTTACCAAACAATTCTGCTTGGGCAACAAGAAAACCATATACTAATAAAGAAAAAGAATTTGTACCATACACAAATTGTACAGCCATAGAGAACGGTTGGGTATGGAACATACCACAATGGGAAAGAATAGGAACAGGTTATGTGTATTCAGATAAGTTTGTTGATGACGATACTGCATTAAAACAATTACAAAATCATTTAGGTACAGATGAACTAGAGTTTAAAAAATTAAAAATGAGAGTTGGTATACATAAGAGATTATGGGTTAAGAATGTTGCAGCTATTGGATTAGCTGCTGGATTTATTGAACCATTAGAGAGTAATGGATTATATTCTGTACACGAATTTTTGTTTAGATTGTTAAGAAATTTAAAAAGAGATATAGTTACACAGTGGGATAGAGATAACTATACTTTCCAATCTAAAAGATTGTTTAGAAACTTTGCTGAATTTGTGGCCATGCACTATGCATTATCTAATAGAGATGATACAGAATATTGGAGAGCAAATAGAGATAAAGAATGGGAACCTAATATGATAGATTTAAAAGCAATGTTCCACGTAGGTTTCTTTACATATGCTTGTCAAAGAGATTATGATTACCATTATGAAACAGCTGGTGGTCTACAAGCAATTGCTGCTGGTATGAATTGGGGTCCAGGTGATTTCACTACAGCAAAGTGGTTAGATATGTACAATGATAAAAATATTGAAATCTATAAAAAAGAGTGGGACCCTTTCATCAAAGCATTAGACCAAAGAAAACAAAAATGGCTAGATTACTTAAAAAATAAGGATAGTTATATTGATTTTCATAGAAAATACATACATAATTAACCTTGACAAAGGCCCTAAAAAGTGATATATTAAACATATGAATTTAGAATATTGGTTTCCAACTATCATTTCCTATTCAGATTGGCATGGCAAATGTCAACCACTTATTGACCATTGTTATGATTTACAAAAAACAATTGAACGTGGTGGTGATAATTGGATAAGTACGGTTTACAATACACATAGTACACACAATATTATAAATGATGAAAAATTTAAAGAGATAAACGATTGGGCATTGGAACAAGCAAATTTATATTCCGAAAAGATAGGTTCTAAAGACAAACTAAAATATCAAAATGGTTGGTTTAACATTTACAAAAAGAAAGATTTCCAAGAGTTTCATACTCATCCAGGTTCAACACTATCAGGTATTCTAGTGTTGAAAGCAAATCCTAAAACAGATGCTAGAACTATATTTGAAAGTGATGGCTTGGAAAATGTTGATGATTTAAGATGTCAAGTTTTACACAAACTTGTACACTATCCACCAACACCTGGTAGATTGATATTGTTTAGATCATCATTAAGACATAGTGTTGAACAATCTAATAGTGATACTGATAGAATTAGTCTTGCTTATAACTTTGGAAGGATATAAAAATGAATATATTTTACTTGGACAAAGACCCTGTTGTTGCAGCTAGAATGTGCTGTGACAAGCACGTATGTAAAATGATTATTGAGTCAGCTCAGATGTTATGTACTACACATAGAATACAAGACGGTACAGAATATTATGACAAGACAGCCAATGGTAGAAAGATAAAAAGATGGTTACACCCTAACAATAATATGGAAAAGATATTGTACAAAGCAAGTCACACTAAACATCCTAGTACAGTTTGGGTAATGGGTAGTACATACAATTACAGATGGTTGTACAATCATATGCTAGAACTTAATGAAGAATTTAAAAAAAGATATAACCACGACAGAGATCATATGACTATTAGAAAACTAAAAGACATATTGAGAGAACCACCTGATAACTCGCCACTAAATGTTATTGGTAGTGATCCTACACCAGCGATGCCTGATGAATGTAAAATACCTGGTGATGTTGTTGGTTCATACAGAAAATATTATATAGAAAAGAAACGAGCATTTGCTACTTGGAAATCACCATCAGTAATGCCACAATGGTATAAGGAGGCCACACAAAATGACAATATATAGCTCACACGATTGGCGTAAACATACAGACGATGCAATTATAGAAGATGGTGAACACATCTTAAAAGTAAATGATAGCAGAGTTTTGTTTAAAAATCCAAAAACTCTAAAAGAAGAGTCGGTAGATGTTTCACGGCTTGTTAGAGTATTTGTAAATAATAGAGATGATTTAAAAAGAAGTGTAAAATGACAAAATATTTCCACGAAGCAATAGAAGAAGACCAAAAGATATTGGACATAGGATTAAAACAATCTAGGTTACATAAAAATGAAAGACTTGCTAGAGATAAAGGTATGATTAGATTGTTTACACCTGCTGAAGAGCAAATATTAAAGGATGGTTTGAATGAGGATAATTACTCTCTACACGATATATTGATGATGGGTTTTAATGAAGAACAAATATTAAGAAGAATAGAGGAAGAAGAAGACGATGCCTAATTATACTTTTGAGAACAAAAGAACAAAGAAACAGCACGATAAGTGGTTATCTATGAGTGAATTAGATACATATTTAGAGAAAAATAAGAACCTTCGTCAGGTTATCACATCAATAAATATAGTAGGTGGTGTCGGAGGCATAACTCATAAGACCGATGGAGGCTGGAAAGACAATTTAAGTAGAATTGCAGAGGCACACCCTAAAAGCGCACTAGCGGCAAGATATGGAAAAAAGACAATCAAACAATCCAAAACAGAACAAGTAATAGCAAAACATAGAAAGAGGAAAAAATGGTAAAAGACTTACCTGATTATATGCGTGGCTTTGATATGGATGAAGACTATGGTTTTACTGCTGTATCCTCTGCACCTAAAACAGATACAGAACAACCAAAAGTAGATTTATCAGCACTTGATAATCAATCTTTAGAATTAGCAAAAGTGAAAGATGATGTATCATCTATTAGATCAATGATGAACGAAGTAATGCAGATCGTTGCAGAAAAAGAAACTGTAACAAAAGAACTAGAAAGTGCAGATGTAAAAAATAGATTTAAAGATATAGAGAAAGTAATATTACCTTTTCTTTACAATCTATCAAAGAGTGATGAACCATATATACATTGGCCAAATAGAGGTCCAATTATTAAGGCTCAAATAGAAAAAATACTCAAATTAACGAGAGGATAAAATGAAACTAACAGACAATTTTTCATTAAAAGAAATGACAGCCTCACAAACAGCTGACAGGCATGGTATAAGTAATAATCCTAGTGAAGACCATATGGATAACTTAAAAAAACTATGTGAAAATATACTGCAAAAAATCAGAAATCATTATGATAAAGTAGTATCTGTGTCAAGTGGTTATAGATCACCTGAGCTGTGTGTGAAGATAGGTTCAAGTATGAAATCTCAGCATGCCAAAGGCCAAGCTGCGGATTTTGAGATATTTGGTCTACCAAATTCAGAACTAGCAAAGTATATTATAGAAAATTTAGACTTTGACCAACTGATATTGGAATACCATAATCCAGAAGAACCTAACAGCGGTTGGATACATTGTTCGTATAAGAATCCTGAAGATAATAGAAAACAGGTATTAAGAGCATACAGAGATGATGCTGGCAAAACTATATACGAACCTTACGATCCTAGCTGAGAGAATGAACGTCTTAATAATGAACAAAAAAGAGAACAAGATAAGATCATAGATCAATATATGCAAAAAGGCATATAAGGTTGACAGATTGATTTTATTATGGTATAATGAATAGATAACATAGGATATATTATGAAATTTAAATTTGTAGATATAGATAAGACTAAATTACCAAAACCTAAAAGACGTAATGTAGGTGGTATTAGATTTTATGAAATAGATGGACAACAATATCCATCTGTGACAACAATTCTGTCTTTAAAGAAAACAGAAGAATTAAAAAAATGGCGTGAGTCAATAGGTGAAGATGTTGCCAATTGGGAAATGAGAAGAGCTGCTAGACGTGGTAATTCCTTACATAAATTAGTAGAAAATTATATAAAGGGTGAAACTCCAGTAACAAGAGATGTATTGCCTTTAGGTATGTTTAGATTAATCAAACCTTATGTTGACCAAATTGATAACATACATTTATTAGAACACCAAATGTATAGTAAGAAGTTAACTATTGCAGGTCAAGTTGATTGTGTTGCTGAATTTAATGGTAAACTATCTGTAATTGACTTCAAATCTGCCAACAAAGAACGACAAGAAGCTTGGGTAGAAAACTATTTTTTACAGACCACAGCCTATGCTATTATGTATGAGGAGTTATTCGGAAAGCCAATAGAACAAATCGTTGTTTTATTAGTGGCTGAAGACGGTGCTGTGCAAGTTTGGAAGAAAGACCCTAAAGATTTTCAGCCTAAATTGTTAGAGAGTATTAATGATTTTTATAAATATTATGAAAAGCAAAATAAGGACAAGAGTTAGGACTAATTACTTTCTTGCGGCCCTTAATAGTAAAGGGAATAATGAAAAAATTAATACTTACAATATACTTACTGTTGATGACAGGAGTATATGCAGAACAAAAAACTTATAATTTTTGGTGGGAATCAATACCAACAGTATGTAGTACCACAAGTGAAATTGAAAGATGGGCTGATGATAACAATTTTACACCTGTTAATGTGAGTTATGGTAAAGAAGGTGGCACAGTAGAAGGTGAGATAGTTTATATGGTTGTATATTGGATTAACGAAAGACAAGAAACATTTGCATCTGTGCAAACGCCACAAGCACCTAATCAAAGCTGTATTGTCTTTAGAACATTTAATTTAAAATTAAATACAGAATTGTTAAAAGGTCAAAATTTATAAAGAATTAATGTTGAAGGTAAGATAATAACTAGTGAGGACGTGGGGGCAGTACCCACCACCTCCACCATTTAAAACACATTGATATGTGCTTTGAGGGGGTGAGTTAGATTCGACTGCTACTAAAACTTACTGGAGTTAATCGTTGACAACGTAAAGTCATTTTA